CGCGACAACGGCGACAAGGCCACCAGCAAGGCTCAGGCGATGTGCTACAAGACCATGCTCCTCCAGGCGATGTGCATCCCGCTGGAGGACGTGACCGGGTTCGACGTGGAGCGCGAGGACACGTCCGGCATGGTTCCGGATCGCCAGCAGCCCCAGCGCCAGCAGGGCAGCGCCTACGGGTACGGGCACCAGCCCCAGCAGTCCCCGGGTGGTCAGGCGCACGCTCAGGCCCAGCAGGCGCCCCCACTCCCGCCGGAGCGCGAGCCCCGCCAGGAGACGCCCGAGGAGCTGGCCGACAAGGCCCTGACGGCCGCGCGCAACGCCAACTCGGCGGAGGACGTGGACAAGATCATCCGGTACGCCAGTGACCTCGGAATCCTGGAGGTCACCGTGGAACAGGCCCAGCTCCAGTACCACCTCAACGCCCAGCGCGGCGTCCTCGCCGGTGCGATGCCCGGCCCCGACCAGGCCACCCCGTACTCCGACGAGCCCCCGTGGGACCGCCCGTGACCGACGCGCAGACGTACGCCGCCCAGGTTCAGGCCGCATCCCTCCGCCTCATCCAGGCGGCCGGGCATGGGGCCTGTCCCCCCGGTTGGTTCACCGACTCAGAGCACGGCGTGGTGTGCTCGTGCGGAGAGATCCTCGGCCACCTCAAGGCCGAGGACCCCACGACCACGCCGACCGCCGTTCTCCCCAGTACTCGCACGCACGGCCACGTGCCGGACTCGTATGACCCGCTGGCCGCGAACTCCACCGTGGTGGACCCGAACGCCCCGTATCGGCTGGAGGACGTGGAGGTGGAGATCCTCCGGTGCGTCCAGCGGCTGGAGGGCGGCATCCGCTACGAGGTGCAGGTGATCGAGCAGGCGGAGGAGGCCGAGCACAAGTACAACCTCGCGTACGCCCGCGCGCTGCTGGAGGCCGCCAAGGAGCCGGGCGCGGCGGACATCCGCGAGGCCCGCGCGCTGCTGGCCACCGAGGAGGAGCGCGGCCAGATGCAGCTCCTCAAGACGATGGTCAAGACCACCAAGGCCGCAATGCACAACATCCGCTCCACGCTGTCCGGTCTTCAGACCGTGTCCGCGTCCCTCCGCGCCACGTACGGCGCGGGGGGTTCCAACGGGCCGACGCCCACCCGTCGCCCCTTCTGATCAGGAGATCCCGATGGAAAAGGCAACCAGGTTCCTCCGTCTCGTGGCAGCGCTGTTCATCGCCACGAGCGCCGGACTGCGCCTCGCGCAGAACATCCGCGAGTCCCTCGCCTCCGCCGAGGCCGAGATCAAGGACGAGGACCGGATGAGCGACGCCGCCGACAAGCTGACCAAGATCATGGAGCGCGCCGCCGAGGCGGAGCAGGCCCGGAAGGCGCAGCACTGATGGGCTGGTGCAGCGCAACGGACATCATGGACGCCGCCGTGAAGGGGGCAGAGGCCGCCGTGCGCGTGGTGCTGGAGGAGTTCGCGCCGCCCGGCAGTGACGACGCCGTCCAGGCCAAGGTGGACGACGTGCTCCGGCCGTTCGTGGTCACGATCGCCCGCAAGCTCCGCGACGGCGATTGGGACTGCATCGAAGAGTCCGACTACTTCGAGCGGTTCCGCCAGGAGATGCTCGGCCACGACGACCAGGAGCACGCCGCCTGGATTCGCGAGAACCTCGGGGACGCCGTCCGGTACGACGAGAACGACCAGGTAGCCCACTGGGCCGCCCTGCTCAAGGTGCACACCGACAAGATGGAAGCGAGCAAGCACTGATGGCCGGAGAGACCACGCTCACCGTTGTGGGCAACCTGACTGCGGACCCCGAACTCCGCTTCACCCAGTCGGGCGCGGCCGTGGCGTCCTTCACCGTGGCGTCCACCCCCCGCAATTTCGACAAGAACAGCGGCGAGTGGAAGGACGGGGACGCGCTGTTCCTGCGGTGCAACGTCTGGCGCCAGGTGGCCGAGAACGTGGCCGAGTCGCTCAAGCGCGGCAACCGCGTCCTGGTGTCCGGCCGTCTCCGTCAGCGCTCGTACGAGGTGGACGGCCAGAAGCGCACCACGATGGAGCTGGAGGTGGACGAGATCGGCCCCTCGCTCCGCTACGCCCAGGCGAGCGTCCGCAAGGTGGACCGCGAGGGCGGCACCCAGCAGCCGCGCCAGCAGAACCGCCAGCAGCCCCCGGCCGACGACCCGTGGGGCTCGGCTCCCCCGTACACCGGTTCGCAGGCAGAGGAGCCTCCTTTTTAGAACGGGTTCGTCTAGGCTCGCCTGATGCAGATCATGGCGAGTTGGAGCGGCGTCCTCGTGCCTGTCCAGCTGGACGACGAGGACGCCGCCGCACTTCCGGGCAAGGTGTCCGTGGGGAGCCACGGCTACGCCCAGTTGTACGAGGATGGACAGGTCAAGCTGTTGCACCGGCACCTTCTCGGGTGTCGCCTGGGTGACCGTTCGATCGTGGACCACGTCAACCGGAACAAGCTCGATAACCGGCGCAGCAACCTGCGCCTGGTCACGGCCAGCGAGTCGAGCGCGAACATCACCAGCTGGGCAGGCAGCGGCTACCGAGGCGTCTACCCGAATAAGAAGCGTTGGGCCGCCGCTGGCAAGAAGGACGGCCGCAAGGTCCACCTGGGCACGTTCGACACGCCCGAGGAGGCGGCCGTCATCGCACGAGAGTGGCGCCTGGTCAATCTGGCCGGGTGCACGGACTAGGAAAGAGGATCATGGGTCACCAGGAAGTTGTTCCCCAGGGCGAGTACCACGGCCTGCCCGTCTCGGGCTACGCGCCCACCCAGTCGGACGAGAAGATCAACGCCGTGAACGCGCTCAAGCACGCGGAGCGCCAGTACGCCGAGGCGTGGAAGGTCGTCAACGGCATGGACGGCGTGGACCACCGGTGGATGGCCGTCGCCAAGACGCACATCCAGGAGGGGACGATGGCCGCCTCGCGGGCCGTGTTCCAGCCGGAAGACGTGTTCGCCAGCTAGACCCCTGCACGAGTTCAGCCCCGTGGCTCCGGCCCCGGGGCTTTACTCCGTTGGAGTGACTTTGTTGCGCTCCCCCTCCTCGGGGGGTTAAGTTGGGAGCACACCAACCGAACGGAGACACCCGATGAGGACCGTGATCGACGCCCAGGACATCCACCTGGTGACCGTGGCCACCGTGGACAACTACGGCGAACCGTGCACCGTGTGCGACGAGGAGGACGCCGTGGTGGTCGCCAACGTCTACCTCCCCACCGCCGAGTCCTCGCGCGGCAACGTCAAGGAGGCGTGCCTCCGGTGCGTCGTCCCGCTGGTGCGCGACTCGTCCACGAACTTCCGCGTCCTGGTGGAGGTGGCCGAGTGAAGGTCATGGCCGTGTTCAACCTCTACCCGATGCCGGGCGACGACGACACGCCGCGCCCGGCCCCGTCCGCCAAGGGCGGCAACGTGGAGCTGTTCGTCTCCAAGGCCGCCGCCAAGGCCGCATTCCAGCAGCGGACCGAATGGTCCGGCTCGGTCGCCACTCACCACGTGTTCCACGACGGGGAGGACTGGGTGGTGGAAGGCGGAACCGCTCGGTTCCCGAACGTCCACGATGGCGCGTACGTGGACATCTACGCCGATTTCGGCGCGATGCTGGACGGAAAGCCCGTCCGCATCGGCTTCTACCAGCTCGGCCCGCGTGGCGGAGCAGTCTGGAGGAAGGCATGACGCTCAAGGAGTGGAACGACTTGGCCCGCACGGTGACGCTGGCCCTGCTGGTCTACGCGATCAGCGTCGGACTGATGTTCGGCCTGTTCGTGCTCGTGGTCCGCGAGGACGTGGTGGACATGGTGCTGAAGCACTACGCGCCCATGCTGACCCTGGGCATCCTCGCCACCGGCTTCTGGGTGACGCTCTACGCCCTGGAGTTCTGGAGCAAGAGGCGGGACGCGTGAGCGCTCGCATCTCCGCCGTGGGTGCCGCCGCGCGGGCCGTCTACGTGACGGCCGCGTTCGGTGACGGTGGCACCCCGATCAGCAGGAATGAGGCCGTCCACCTCGGCCTCGCGGCAGTGGAGAGCGCGACGCCGCACCTCCGCGCCGAGTTCGCCGCCGACATGGCGGACGCGCTGGCCGACGCTCACCCCGAGGTCGCCCACATCCTGGACACCCTTTCCGCCGAATACCGCGAGGAGCTGGAGCAGTGACCGATCAGCCGTCCGTGGAGCTGGAGCACATCGTCACCCGGTTCCCCGACCACCGGACGCTGGGCAAGGCCCTCCAGGACGGCGTCAACGCGACGATGGCGCAGCTCCGCGCTGCCCGTGGGGACGTGGTCTCGGAGGAGGACGTGTACGACGCCGTCCGCTGGGCTCAGGGGATCTCGGAGCAGTTCACCGAGTACGGCCGTGCGTTCGCCGGTGCCGCCGCCCTCATCGGCCAGTACGCCGAGGAGGAGCTGGTGGAGGCGGTCGGGGAGCAGGACGGCGTCCCGAACAAGTCGGCCACGGTGCCGGACGTGGACGGCACGGACATCAAGCTGACCAAGACCACGGCGAACACGCACCACATCGAGCAGGACGCCGTCCTCCAGGCCCTCGCCGTCTCGCTCGTGCAGCGCGAGGACATCGCCGGTCAGCTGGCCGAGATCCTCTCCGACCTGTACGAGCGCGTGCAGCCCTCGGACACCGAGCGCCAGGAGGCCACGTACGAGACCGCCGAGGGCCAGTTGGTGGACTTCCTGCTCCAGGCGTTCGCGGAGCTGGAGGCCCTCGGGGACTTCAAGCTCCAGGTGTCCAAGGTGAAGGCGTTCAAGACGGAGCTGTCCCGCCGAGACACCATGCTGGCCAGCACGGTCACGGGCGCCATGCGCACCACGACCAAGTACACGGGCGTCAAGATGAGCAGGGTGACGCCCAAGAAGAGCAAGGAGAAGCCCAGTGCCTGAGCAGATCGAGCCGGGGACCGAGGTCCCCCTGGGGATGGCGAACCCGGAGTGGACGCCGCCTACCGACAGTGAGCCCGCGCCGCGCCTGTCCAACGGCGTGTTCGTGGACCCGGACGACGGGACCCCGGTGTGGTACGTGATCCCGTTCCGGGGGCCAGACTACGAGTGGACGGCCGGTGACCTCCGCGCGCTCCGTGGAGACCGGGCCGCGCCGCCCATCGCTGGACCGATCAAGGTCCCCACGGGCAACGAGCCCGTGGAGTTCCGCCCGACCGAGGAGGAGCCGGAGCCCGTACAGCTCCCGGGCCTGGACGCACCGGCTCGCAACGTCACCCCGGACGGCGTGCCGCACTTCCTCCGGCTCATGCCGGATGGCGCCGAGATGTGCGGGGGGTGCACGGCGCCGTGGCCCTGTGGTCGCGGTGAGACCTCGCTGGAGGTCCAGCGCACCGACGCCCCGGACGGCCGCCCGGCTCAGATCGAGGTTGGTCTGGACCAGCTGGCCGTGGCCAAGGGCGCGGACGTGAACGACCTGGAGCGCGTGGTGGACCAGCTCCGCCGCGCCGAGATCGAGCGCACCGGCGTGGACCCGTTCGCGGGCATCGCACGGGCCGAGGACGAGGGACGGAGGTACGCGGGGTGAACGACACCGTGGCATGGGGTGCACTGACGCGCGCGCGTGAGCTGGTGGGTCAGCTCGATTGGAACCGCTCCACCGAGGAGCTGGACCGCGTCCAGGCAGGCATCAAGCACGAGCTGGAGACCGCCCTCGTGGCCCTCCAGGCCGCCCACCCTGGCGCGCTCGTGGTGCCTGGGTTCTGCGCACCGGCCGAGGTGGCCGCCTCCTGGGAGGCCTCTGTGGGGCTCGTGCGCAACGACCACGGCGACACCGCCCAGGCCGCCGCCAAGGCCATCAAGCTCCGCTCCGGCACCCAGCGCGCCGCCGTACTCGTGGAGCTGTACATGGCCCGCCTGTCCGGCGGCATGTCGGACGAGATGCTCCAGGCCGTCATTGGCCTGGGGGCCTCCAGCGAGAGGCCGCGCCGCGTGGAGCTGTGCCGCATGGGGTTCGTGGAGGACTCGGGCAAGCGCGTGCACACCAGCACCGGCCGGGAGGCCGTGGTCTGGGCGGTCACCGAGGCGGGGGCCGCCGCCGCGCGCAAGCTGGAGATCCAGGACCCCATCCCGTTCGAGGGGGACGCCACCGAGGGGTGACGTTCCGCCGTCACGTGGCATGATGACCAAGACACGAGAAAGGCCCCCGGTGTGACGGCCGGGGGCCTTGCAGGTCTCGACTTACCAACTAACCAGGAGGGTACCACCCTTGGGTGCCACCATTCGCCGGGGCGCACGTCCCGCCGATCACTTCACGATCATCTCCAACGCCCTCCTCCGTGACGGGGAGATCAGCCTCAAGGCCCGTGGACTCGCCGCGTGGCTCCTGACCCACACGGCCGAGTTCGAACTCTCCGTGGAGCGGATCGCCATCCTCACCCAGACGGGGGAGACGGCTATCAAGTCGGGGCTCCGTGAGCTTGAGGACCGGGGCTATCTGACCCGCACTCTCCAGCGCGACGGCCGCAACCGCGTGACCGGCTCTCTGTACGAGATCAGCGACAGTCTTCCCAGCTCAGAACCGCCGGTGGAAAACCCCCCGGCGGAGAACCCCACGGCGGGAAACGAACTGGACTATAAGAAGACCAATTCCAAGAAGACCACCGAGAACAAGAAGACCACCTCAAGCGCCGCCACGGGCGACGCTGCCCCGGCCGATGGCCTCTTCTCCGCCGAGGAGATCAGGGCCAACAGCGGCCTGGAGATCAAGGGCAACGACGTAGTGGCCGCCTACGTGGATGCCTACCGCCTCGGACACCAGGGCCACGACCCCATCCAGGCCGATGTCCGCAAGGTCGCCGGTGCTGCCTCCAGGCTCCTGAAGGACGCCGCCGTCAAGCCGCACCTGGTCCTCCAGGCCGCCACGGCGATGGGACGCACCCAGTTCACGGACCTGGCGGGCCAGTACCGCCGTCAGCTCCAGAGCGGTAACGGCCAGCAGGACCCCACCCGTGGATACTTCCGGGCAGAGCAGAAGAACGCCGTGGACGCCCCGGCGGGCGAGACCGACGCGGAGGCGAACGCCCGCGTGGCACGCCACCGCGCGTGGCTGGAGGCGTACAACGCTGGCACGGCGACTCTCGCCGACCGGCCGGAGTAGGAAGGTCCTGGAGTGACCAGTTCTGTTGCGCCCCCCGACGCGGGGGGCTACGGTTGGAACATGAACGACAGCAGGAAGTTGGACGCCCGCCTGGACGAGGTGGTGGCCCGCGAGGCCAAGCCCACCCTGGGCGACCTCGCGCCCGCCTCCTGGAGGGAGCGCGCCAAGAACACGCGCTGGGCCACGGACGAGGAGATGGCCGCCGCCGAGGCGCGCACCCGCGACAAGTGGAACTCGAACAAGGCTCGTGTCCTCGTGGCCCGCCTGCCCGAGGTCTACCGCGCGGCCGTCCCCCGGCACGCCGAGACCTCCGCGTGGCTGACCGGCTACCGCGAGGGCAAGCGGAACGGGCTCGTGATCCTTGGCCACCACGGCTCCGGCAAGACGTGGGAGGCGATGGCCATCGCCCGCGCGCTGCTCGTGGAGGACCGCATTCCTGTCCAGACCGTGACGGCCCCCGAGTTGCTGGAGGTTCTGCGGCCGGGTGGCGATGGCGACATCGGCCAGTTCAAGCTGGCGCCGGTGCTCGTGCTGGACGACCTCGGTACGGAGAAGGTCACGGACTGGGTGGACGAGCAGCTGTACACGATCGCCGGTTTCCGGGCTTCTCGGAACCTGCCCATGATCATCACGTCCAACCTGGAGCCCGCCGAGATCAAGACGCGGTATGACGCCCGCCTGGTCCAGCGCCTGTTCGGGGGCTCCTCGCTCCTGACGATCAAGGGCCAGAGCCACCGCCTCTTGCCGTTCTGACCACCTCGCCGCCAGGAGGCCCAGCCCTGGCGCAACCCGGAGCCCCGCATAGGCCGCGTGCCTGTCGGGGCTCCGGCGTATCCTGGGGGTCCCCCGATTCGGGGGAGACATGGAGGTAAGCCCGTGGCACCCATCGAGGAGCACGACGGGTACGACGACTCGATCCCCACGCCCGAGGTCGTGGTGGCCGACGAGCCGAACCCCAACCCGGAGGACGGCTCGCTGGACGACACGCCGCCCGCCGGATACCAGTTCGCCGAGGGCGCCGTGGACGACGACGGCAACCCGCTGGACGAGAACGGCGAGATCCTCGCCCCCAAGGTGGTGGACTGACATGGCCTGGCGCGTAGCCAAGTCCCTGCTGGTCCTGCGGGACCAGATCGACGCCGCGTTCCCCGGTCGGTCGCGCGTCTCCGATGGCTACATCGGTGACACCGCCCACCAGAACACCAGCTCTGACCACAACCCGTGGTACGGGCCGGGCATCGTCACGGCCGCCGACTGGACCCACGATCCCCGCAACGGGTTCGACATCGACAAGTTCACGGACCAGCTCCAGGCCTCGCGTGACGGCCGGATCAAGTACGTGATCGCCAACGGCTGGATCATGGACTCGCGTCCGGCCTACAGCCCGTGGCAGTGGGTCCGGTACAACGGCGTGAACCCGCACACCTCGCACGTTCACGTCTCCGTCGTCTCCACGCCCGCGTGTGACGACATGAGCCGGTGGAACGTGCCGATGCTGGGCAGCGGCGGAGGAGGCGGAGGTGGCGGCACGCCGTCCCCGAGCAAGCCGGGTTACCCCGGTGGCTTCCCGCTCCCGTGGGGTCACTACTACGGCCTGAAGTCCGGGCCGAACGAGTCCCACGGTGGCTTCTACGCCAGCGAGCGCCCGATGATCCAGGCCCTCCAGCGCAAGCTGGTCAGCCTGGGCTACGCGCGCCGGAGCAACGGCCAGCAGGTTCCGCCCTCGGGCTGGGCCTCGGATGGCTGGAGTGATGGTGTGTTCGAGCAGGAGACCAAGGACGCGGTCATCCGGTTCCAGCAGGCGCACCGGGCCAACTCCACCTCTCGGTGGGGCGAGGTCTGGGGCGACGACTGGGCCACGCTCTGGGGCCTGTAGGCTCCAGCACGGAACTGCGGTCCACGCTCAGGTGAGAGCTTGAGCCCGACGCCCCCGACCGGCCACCAGGACGGTATCGGGGGCGTTTCTGCGCTACGATCATGGCGCGTCATGCGGCCATGCCACGGCCACTCCGGCGGAGCCGGACCCCACCTCCGGCTCCGCTACAAAACTTGCCGATCGCCCGCCTGCCGTCCCTCGGGGCGACCACGGGCCAGCGGTTGCAGCCGGGAAATGGCAAGCCCCGGGCGGAGCCCCCGAACCCCAGTGCGCACTGGCCGGGGGCTTTTCGCACCCCACAACGGGGTAGCATCTAGGGATGAGTCAGTGGGTCATCAAGATGCCGTTCCTCCGGCCGCCGCTCAGTCTCAACGACCGGTTCGCCAGCTACCACCAGGAGCGCTCGCTCCAGAAGAACATTGCCCATGACGTGAGCATCGTGGCCCGCCGTGCCATCAAGGACGGAGCGCTGGCCGCCGACCTCCAGCGCATCGCCGTGGAGCTGATCTACTACCCGTCCAACAACGGCAGGCGCGACGCGGACAACATCGCCGCCACGCTCAAGCCGATCCTGGATGGGCTCGTGGACGCCAAGGTCATCCCCGACGACAAGGCAGAACACGTGGTACGTACTTCCCAGCGGATCGTCCTGGCGCGAGATGATCCCTACGCACGGCGTGAGTCCGAGTGCTGGATCGTCGTGACCGACGCAACCGAGTTGGGGCCGCTCTTCCACGTGCCCCCGAACTGATAGGGGTCCTGGTGACGATCATCCGGAACACGGTCACGGACGCGGTAGGCCGACCGCTCCGGAACCACACGGTCCGAGTCCGGCTCCGCGCGAACGGCAACCCGTTCCTGGCGAACGGTCAGGGCGAGGTGATCCAGGAGACCTCGGTCAGCACGAACAACGCTGGTGTGTGGTCCGCTGATCTCACCCCCCAGTCCCAGCTGGAGGCCGCGAACGGCACGTACTACGAGGCCGACGAGCGCGACGGCCTGCGGGACGGCAAGGTCTGGACGTTCCAGGTCCCGGCCACCGGCGGACCCCTGTGGCTCCGGGACGTGCTGATCGATGATCCTGCCCTCCCCTCGCCGGTGCCGCCGACCGTGGCGCACGCGCTGAAGGACCACACCGGAACCAGCCTCGCGAACCCGGTTGCTGGCAACGCGATCGTGTTCGATGGCGCCAACTGGGTGGCCGGGGACGTGTCCGGCGGAGGCCCGCACACTCACGCCATCGCAGACGTGACCGGCCTGTCCACTCTGCTGACCGCCCTCTCCGAGGCGGACACGGCACTGGACACCCGCGTGGACGCCCTGGAGGCGCGGCCGGTCATCGACTCCCCGGACGACATCGGCGCGGCACCGGCCACCCACAACCACTCCACGTCCCAGGTCACCGGACTGGACGGCACGCTCACCGCGTACGACTCGCGCCTTGACGCGCTGGAGGCCCGGCCGGTCATCGACAGCCCCGACGACATCGGAGCCGCGCCGCTCGTGCACGTGCACGCCGTCACCGATGTGACCGGACTCCAGGCCGCCCTGGACTCCAAGGTGGATGACTCCCAGGTGGGTGCGAACTCTGGTCTGGCCACCCTCGACTCCGGCGGCCGGTTGCCGTCCGGTCAGCTCACCGCGCATGGCCACGCCATCGCAGACGTGACGGGCCTCCAGACGGCCCTGGACGGCAAGGAGGCGACCGGAGCGGCGGCGTCCGCCGTAGGCGTGCACGACGCGGACTCCGGGGCTCACAGCGCGATTCAGAGCGCGATCAGCACCGTGGCCGGGGACCTGTCCACGGCCGTCTCCTCGCTCACCGCCGTGGACACCTCGCTGGACGGCCGACTGGACACCCTGGAGGCGGGCGCGTTCACCCTCTCCGGAGGTGGCGACTTCCCCCCGGCCATCGCCGAGTTCGCCGACGCGGGCACTGGCGTTCGCGCCGCCCGCTGGGACCACACCCACTCCGAGCGCCCGGCCACCCTCGCGCGCATCGCCGCCGCCGAGGTCCTCGCGCGTCGCCCCCAGCCCACCGACCGGGAGCGCTACGGCGACATGCTCTCCACGATCCAGCGGAGGCAGGCCACCGCGAACGACGAGTACACGACGGCGTTCGCCACGTTCTCCGGCGTGGTCTCGCCGTCCGGGTTCTTCGCCACCAAGATCCGGTTCTGCGTGCAGACGGCGGCCGTGGGCGGCACCCTCGGGTTCGTCGCGGTCTACACCGGGAGCAACCCGGCCAACCTCACCCTCCGCGCCCAGTACAACAACGTGAACGCCTTCACCACGCTGGGCGTGCGGGAGCTGACCCTGGACGCCTCGGTGGACATCGCCGTGGGTGACTACGTCTATGTGCTGTTCGGCTCCACCGGGTTCAGCACGAGCCCGCGCGTCTACACCACGGTGGGCGCACCGGCCGCACTGATCAACGCGGGAGTCAGGTTCGAGGGGTACGGAGCTAGCGCAGGTACGGCCCCGTCCACTTTGGACGCAACTGATTCCGCCTGGACCTCCACGAACACCACGCCGTGGTGGGCGCTCGTGCCGTGATCAAATCCCCCGCCTCGGGGGTTATGATCGTGGCATGACCATCCAGGATGACGCGGCCGGACTGGCCGAGGGGCGCAGCGTCCTTGAGCTGGTTGCCCAGGGGAAGACCATCCGAGCGGCGGCCGAGGAACTGGGCATCAGCAAGTCCGTAGCCGGACGCCGCTACCAGGCCGAACTCCAGGCCGCCGTGGAGGAGAACCGGGAGCTGGCCGGATCGCTCGTCCACAAGGAGCTGGAGACGCTGCGCCAGCTCCGCGAGGTGTGGATGCCGCGCGCCACCCAGTCCGATTTCGGAGACGAGGACGAGGAGAACCCCAAGGGGTGGGGGAAGGACCAGGAGGGCGCGGCCAAGGTCGTTCTCGCCATCGTGGACAAGACTTCCAAGCTCCTCGGGCTGGACGCCGCCATCAAGCACGAGGTCAGCGTGGACCGCATCAACGATGCCGTGGACAAGGTCGCCTCACTCCTCGCCACCGAAACCGCCCAGCTGAACCGCGTCACCGAGGTGCCGGAGGGGTGAGTCTCGAACAGGAGATCAGTGACGCGCTGAAGGACCTCAACCCGGCCGAGCGCCAGGTGGCCGAGAAGCGCATTCAGCGGATGCTCGTGCAGCGCCAGGCCATCGAGCGGTTCCCCACGCCCGGCCACCTCTGCCAGTTCCTCCGGCCCGGGTTCGTCCAGACGCCCGCCCTGGACGCGCTGGACGCCGCCATGATGGCCGCCGACGCCGGGGGCCAGCTCCGGCACATCATCAACATGCCCCCCCAGGAGGGCAAGACCACGCGCATCCAGGACGCCGCCCTGTGGTTCCTGCTCCGTGACCCCACTCGCCGGATCGTGTTCGCCAGCTACGAACAGGGCATCGCCCAGGAGTCGGGACTGGCCATCCGCCAGTTCATCGAGAACCACGGCTCTGGGTACAAGGGCCAGCAGAACCTGGCGCCGGACCACGAGGACGTGCTGGGCCTCATGCTGGACCCGGCCCGAGGCAGCGCCAGCGCCTGGTCCCTCACGGACGTGCCCGGCCGCAAGCGCCCCGGTGGCGTCCTGTCGGTCGGCATCGGCTCCGCCCTCACTGGCCGTCCCGCCGACGTGCTCGTGATTGACGACCCGCTGAAGGACGCCGTGCAGGCGGACTCGCCCACGTACCGCCGACGCGTCATCAACTGGGTGCAGTCGGTGGCCATGACGCGGTTGTCCGGCCGAGCCATCGTCATCGTGATCCAGACCCGTTGGCACGAGGACGACCTCACCGGGTTCCTGCTCAAGACGGATAAGCTGAACGTCACGCCCGAGTGGACGCGCCTGTCCATCCCCGCCCAGGCCGTGGAGAACGACACGTTGGGACGCAAGCCCGGCCAGTGGCTGGTCTCCACCCGAGGCCGAACCGCCAGCGAGTGGGAGCAGAAGAGGCGCGACTCCGGCTCCGGCCGGTGGTGGTGGGCGATGTACCAGCAGGAGCCCGCTCCGCTGGAGGGCGGCATCTTCCAGGCCGCATGGTTCGAGCGCGACCGCCTGCCGTTCGCCCCCGAGATGAAGTACATCATCACGGTGGTGGACCCGGCCGACAACGAGGGCGAGGGCGACGAGGCAGGGATCGTGACCGGCGGCATCATGGCCGGGCGAGACGAGCCGGGCGAGGAGCAGCACTACGCCATCCTGTCCGACGACTCCGGCCACTACACGATCGCCGGATGGGCACGCCGCGCCATCTACTCGGCCCTGAAGTTCGGCTCCGCTGGCATCTACTACGAGCAGTCCCTGAGCGGCCTCCGTCGCGCGCTCCGTGACGAGTGGAAGCTGATCAAGGTTCAGGCCCGGCACCTCGCCGAGGCCTACGAACAGTGGTCCCGGTTCGGCGAGGCGTGGCCCGAGATCCCCTCCATTCTCGCCGTGGACGACGCCGTCACCGCCCTGTCCCAGCCCGAGGACAACCGGGCCGATCGGTTGGAGCTGCGCCAGCGCCTGCTGGACATGTGGCCGTACGTGCCCAAGATCCGGGGTGCGATCGACACCGGCGTCCCCGTGCACCCGTTCCCGGCCAAGGGCTGGCGGTACGGGCAGGAGACGATGCGCAGGCTGGACGAGGACGGGCGCATCCACTACCCCAAGGACCGCGCCGGGCTCCCGGACACGACGCGGCGCCTCGCCCTCAAGCGCTACCTGGCCGAGCAGGAGGGCTCCATCGTGACCAGCGTGTGGACCGACATCCCGCCGCTGTCGCACGCCTCCGCGGAGCGCCTGGGCTACCCCACCCAGAAGCCGGAGGCCTTGCTGGAGCGCATCCTGCGCGCCTCCTCCGACGAGGGCGACGTCGTCCTCGACCCCTTCTGCGGCGGCGGCACGGCCATGGCGGTCGCCCAGCGGCTCAACCGGCGCTGGATCGGCATCGACGTCACCCACCTCGCCATCAGCCTGACCAAGCACCGCCTGTCCGGCTTCGGCGCCATCGGGTACGACGTCCTGGGCGAGCCGACAACGCTCGACGGGGCGCAGCAGCTGGCGCGCGACGACCCGTACCAGTTCGAGCTGTGGGCGCTCGGCCTCGTGGGCGCCCGCCCCGCCGGCAAGAAGCGCGGCGCCGACCGCGGCGTGGACGGCCGCCGCGTCTTCCTCGAGCACCGCGGCGGGGACTCCGTCCGGCGCGAGGCCATCTACTCGGTCAAGGGCGGCGCCAAGGTCCCGCCCCACGCGGCGCGCGACCTGCGCGGCACGATGGAGCGCGAGGGCGCCGACTTCGGCGTCCTGGTGAGCCTGGCCGAGCCGACGCGGGCCATGCGCGAGGAGGCCATGGCCGCCGGCTGGCTGGCCGTCCAGGTCTATGACGGCCCGCGCAAGTACCCGCGGATGCAGTGCGTCACCGTCGGCGAGCTGCTGGGCGGCAAGGCGCCGGACCTGCCGCCCTTTGCCGCCGCGGGCGGGGACGCGACCCTCCGGCCGGCGCCGCAGCGCGAGGCCGAGGCGCCCGAGGGCCCGCGGCAGCAGCGCCTGCCCGGCGCGGCCGGCCCGTGAGGCCGGGGGCGACAGGCGACGGCGACCGGCGGCGACGCCCTTATCGGACGGACGGCGATGGAAGCCGCATGGCAAAGGCCAAGGCC